TAAATGATAGCGATGTCTTAGATAGTATAGATCCCTAGGATCTTTGGCTTAATTTTGGAGATTTAAAATTGAAGAAAATACTTATAATTACAGATAACTTGAAAGATCAAATAAATGGTGTTGTTACAACATACAAAAATATTGAAACGTTTGCGGTTCGGGATGGTTATAACTTTGTTTATATTACTCCCGATGAGTTCCGCCACTTTGATTGCCCTATCTATAACGAAGTCAAGATTGCCTATCCAAGGTCGATGGGCGAGAAGATTGAGGAGATCAATCCGAATCATATCCATATCGCAACGGAGGGTCCTGTGGGTCTGTGGGCTAGAGCATATCTTACAAAACATAATATTCGCTACAATACTGCTTATCATACTAAGTTCCCTGAAGGACTTAAAACTTTATTGGGACTACCTGAATCAATTACTTGGAAATATATAAAATGGTTCCACAAACACACAGGAAAAGTATTAACTACAACTGATAGTATGGTAAATCAACTTAAAGAAAAAGGACTTAAAGGTAACATAATATCTTGGACTCGTGGCGTTAATCGTTCTATATTTAAGTCTAGTTTAAGAAATAAAACAAACGAAAAACTAAACTTAGTATGTGTCAGTCGTATAAGCAAAGAAAAAAATTTAGATGATTTTTGCTCATTGGATTATTTTCATGCACACAAAATCTTGGTTGGAGATGGTCCATATCGAGAAGAATTACAAAAAAAATTCCCTGATGTAGAATTTGTAGGATTTAAAACAGGAACAGATTTAGCATCATATTATGCAAATGCTGATGTTTTTGTATTTCCAAGTCGTTGGGAAACATTTGGCATCGTAATGATTGAAGCAATGGCATGTGGTACTCCTGTAGCAGCTTACCCATGCCAAGGACCATTAGACGTTGTGGATCATGGTAAAACAGGATTTTTAAGAGAAAACCTTAAACAAGCAATAACAGAATGTTTAACATTAAACAGATTTGATGTTGAAATGAATAGTTTGAAATGGAGTTGGGAAGAAGCTTGGAATATTTTCAGAGATAATTTCGTTACACTAAAATAAATATATAAAAGGAAAAAACATGAAATTAGAAATGACAATCAACGGTTTAGATATTAAAGTAGAACTTAATAGTGAGTCAGTAGATCAACTTGAAACACTAGAAACTGTAAAAAGTTTAATCTATACACTTTCACAATATGATTTTGTAGATATGCACGTTCAATCTTCATCAGAAAATCATACTTTTCCCGATGCTGACCCAATGTGAAAAAATATTTAGCATTATTTCAACACGATCCTGAATGCTCTATTTGGTGCTGCAATGGTATGATAAATGCCTTGCAGCAATCCTATAAAATTACAATTTGGTCTGAACAAGACAATATTGACAAAGTTCTTAGTAAAACCGATGTCATTGCCTTCCCAGGTGGCATTGGTAGTAGCGATAAATTCTATAAATTCTTTACACAAGATACTGTACAAAAAATCCAAGACTTTGTATTCAATGGTGGATATTATTTGGGTATTTGTATGGGTGCATATTGGGCTTCATCATATTACTTTAATATCCTAAAACATGTTGAAGCAGTACAATATATTAAAAGACCTGATACAGATATAAGACGTTCATATGCTACGGTAGCTACTGTAAAATGGTTAGATAATAAAGAAAACATGTTTTTTTATGATGGATGTTCGTTGCTAGGCAATGAGCGTAAATTTAAAGTAATAGCACGTTATGCCAATCATGACCCTATGGCTATAATACAAAACAACATAGGTATTATTGGGTGTCACCCTGAAAGTGAAAAATTTTGGTATGAAAAGTACAAATATATAAAGCAGCATTGGCACCATAATAGGCACCATATGCTGCTATTAGATTTTGTTAATCGTCTTTCTTCAAACCAAACAACTGTAATAAATTCAAGAAAATATTGATAAAATCTAGATAAAGTGTTAACGCACCTAATGATTCTACTCTAGCAGTTGCACCTTCTTCCATGATCATTTCACGAATTTTCTGTGTGTCATACGCAGTTAAACCAAGAAAAATAACAATAGCAAGTGCACTAATAACCATAGCAGCAACACTACTACCAATAAAGATATTAATAATAGAGGCGATAACAATAGCAATAAGCCCAACAAACAGAAACTTACCAATACTATCAAGATTGTTTTTAGTAAAGTAACCATAAAAACTCATTGTCCCAAATAATACTGCTGCGCCCATAAATGCGGTAAAAATACTACCCATTTGATATACAGCAAAGATGGTAGCAAAACTTAAACCCATTAATGCAGCAAAACCTAATAGCATCAATAGTGCAACTTCTTTAGATTGTACTTGTGATAATCCATAACTCACAGCAAATACAGCAACAAGTGGTGCAAAAATTACCACCCATTTCATAATACCTGTAAAAAAGAACTGTAATAATTCAGGGGTAGTTCCAACCCAATAAGAAACAAGCATACTTACAACGACAGCAAGTGACATGTTTTTATACACACCTGCCATTGCTGAATTAATTTCACTAGCTGTTGGGTATGTAATAGATTGTGAAAACATATATTTCCTCCTATAGAAGTTTTCAAAGGTTATTTATAACACAAAAAATACATAAATACTATATGTTTAGACCACTTGATGCTTATACAAATTTGTGCTTAGATTTTGCAATGGTCAACTTTTTGATTTGGTGGTACAGTCCTATTTTCTTCGTTGGTTTTTTAGATGTGGAGGAACTTTCGAAATATAATCCACGCCATCAATCGGTGTGTAATTTTTAGCCAATTCACCTTTTTTAAGTGAATCACCAAATTTTAACGCAATATAACTTTCAACGTTTTCAACTTTATTATTGTCATTGTTTAACATTATCATTAAATGATTCTTCCAAGATATCTTAGTTCGAATTAAAGGTTTTATACTTGTGTCATTAAGTATATCTTTAAAATTATTTGATTCACGCTCAAAAATCCAATAACCCATATTAATACCTTAAACTAAACCATGTGGCATACTTATCTTCATAAACGTATAAATAAATTTTACTATAATTTCCATGAAACTCCCATGTTTGAGGTGAAGGTTGTCCCATGATTTTCCTACATTGTTTTAAAAAATCACTAATAGGACCTACCTCCTTTACGGTGAATTCACGCTGAAAAAGTGCAGTTCTCATGTCAGTATCTTTTAATTATATTAAATGTATGAATTTGATCAACAAAATTTGCTAGTTCACATGCTTTGCTGTAATCATCAAGTATAATTGCTTTTAATGATCCATGATCTAATAATTTTCAATGAACATCGTCTTCTGTTGTTATTAAAATATCGTTTGATAAATTAATTAACATCCAAGAATTTACAGTATTTGGTGGGTTATGTTCGTAAAACCCATTTCGGTCATGTGCGTAAAACCCCAATGTAATATAATCTAATTTTAAATTTTTGATACACCAATTTACCATCTTCACTTTACCATTTGGGTTGGAAATACCTGTAGGATATTCTTCCCAAGTTACTGCATATCGTGATTGAAAAGGTTTTATTCGCATACTATCCCCACATCATAATCATCATTGTAGCATACTCTGCCTTATTTTGTCTAACTTTAATGGTTAAACAGTTATCTGAAACATCATTGCCTACAAATCCCCAATCCCAATCCCACTTTTGTTTACCAATATTTGCTTCCATCCATGGGCGATAATGATCATTAGGGTCAGTGCTTTCATAGGTTATCCATACTGCACCACCATAATCAACCCATCTTGGATCATTATGATCTACGGTGATCATACCCTTCGGCCATTTTACTTTGACAAGGACGCCTGGAACCAACCACCACCAAAGTTTTTCTATAATGTTTAAGCCAAATGGCATGTAGTCATTATAATTTTTACCGTTAATTTTAATTAATTTTTTAATTTTATGACCACCTCAATACAAACCAAGCTAACCTTTGTTCATCATCAAAGAACAATTTATCATAGTGGGGTGCTATACCTAAACTATTACGCACTAATCGGTATGGTGATTGCTCAATTTCAGCACCTTGTTCTTTAAGCCATCGTCTAAATTCATGTGCCCAAACTTTATCATCATTAGCCAAGTCGGGCATGATAATATTTTTAAAATATACCTGTAGTGTATACCATAGGTCAGAATCCTGTATATATGTCATGACCACCTCAAATAAGATACTATTTGACTATATGTTAGTTCCATCGGATTGCAAAAAAGGTTAGCATAGATTCTTCTTTAAAGTAAAAATCAGACTTATAAAAACCATAAACTATGTTCCACTTATTTCTTCTTTCACCAAACTTTTCAATTAACCATAGTTCAATATCAATAATTTGAGAATCAGCAGGATAGTTCACTGTAATTTTATAGGGCCAAATTTCTTTTTTAAGTCTTCTCATCGTTATATCACATTCAATCTATGACCACCTCAATATAAACATCATATAATCACTTTCATTTTCAAATGCAAAAACACCTTCGCCTACATATTGAGAATGTGAAGCACCTATCTTTTCATGGCACCACGATATTACATCATACCAACCACGTTTACCACCATCAGGAGGACAAATAGATGCAATATACGGATATTTAGGATTCATATTTTAACCGAAATAATGTAGAGTATTGTTCATCATAAAATGTAAAGATAACTTTTTTTGGAGTAATTCTATATTTTTCGTAATCATATACTGATGGGATGTATTTAAAATCAAAATGTTCTCCTTGATTTAATCCTGAGGCACGTAGTTCACGCACAATGTCCATATATTGTGATAATTCTTTACCTTCAATGACTACATCAATAGCCAATTTATCTCCATCTTAAATTATATAAGAATTCATGTTCAGGCTCTTTAAAAGTAACTATAAGTGTAGGAGGCAATCCTTGTATTCTAAACTTCCATGTTTCTTTATCCATACTGCGCCATTCTAAAAATTGAGCCACCGTACTTTTATTGAATGGTCTACCATCATTGGTATAATTTCTTTGTATAGTTTCATCCAACCATTTTAGTTGTTCTTCCCATTCTTTTTTAAATGGACTATTAAAATTATACATTATGCCCATCTCAAAGTAAACCAAACAGCATCTTGGCTATGCTGAAAACATACTATGATTTTATGACTTTGTTGGCTGTAATAGGTATACCAAGTTTCACCGTATCTACCTAAATGTCGCCTACACCATTCATGTATAGCATCTTCATGACTTTTAGTCAATATAGGTTCAATTTCTATACGATGTTCAAAATCTTGTGGTCTTACTACGCCCACCTTACGCCCACCTCAATATAAACCAATTTAAGCTATGCTCATCTTCAAATATCACTTTATCGGGGTCACGAAAGTTTGCGGGAACATATCTTGCTTTAAAGGGCTTAAGTTTTCTATTAAGTATTCTTAATGCTATGTCATGATCAGAATTATCTTGATTGGCCTTAACAAAGTTTTGCCAATATATGGGACAATCTATTAGCATATTTTCTAAGTAAAAACCAATCATGACCACCTCAGTGCGAACCATATAGCATCCTTTGATTTGGCAAAGTAAAAAATTCTCTTATCATCCTGTAAATCTACTCCTGCAGCATCATAGTCCATATCGTGTACATTTTCTATCAGCCATATACGCAAATCACGCCATTGACCATAGCTGCGATATGGAACTTTAACGGGAATATTACACCAATCTCGCTTACTCATCAACCACCCCACCTTAATGCAAACCAATGGGCATCACGTTCATTTTCGAACCAAAATACGTTACCTGTCCAAATATAATGTCTTGTACCAAACTGCTCCTCACACCATTTACGTACATCATGCAAATCAACTAAAAGACTTTGACCTGTCAATTGAACACTATAATAGCCACCCTCAGCTAACCTATTGCTCCACCTTGTAATAGTTGGAGCAGAAAGCCCATCATAATGCTTCCAAGCTGCAATAAAATCTTGGATACAATCTTTCATGACCATCTCAACAAAAACATATTAATATCATCTTCATTGGTAAATCCCCATATTTCACCATCATTACCACGCATGAAACATCGTGTTTTCCCAATCAATAATTTATCTGACCATTCCCAAAAATCACTTTTGTTCCAACGTTGCATCACAGGAATAAACAAAAAATATTGACATTGTTCACCTAAACTTACTTCAGGTATCCATAATGGGCTAGTATTATCCGCACCTATATTAGGCCAATGTTTATTAGCTTATTTTATAAATTCAGTTCTAGTTAATAGCATATTAAGAATAATTTAACATAAACCATGTATAGTGTTCCGCACTTTTAAAAATCATACCTTTTAAGTCATGTCCATTATAAACTAGGTTGATACCATAATTATCATAATACCACTCACAATACTGAATTCTTGAATCAATACCCAATTTTGATATATTTGTTTGTCCTGACTCGTATGAATCTTCCCATACGTTATATAAAACTTGTATTAATTCACGATTTTTTTTAACAAAATATGCCATTATCGCCACACTAAATTAAACCATACAAAATCACGTTCATGTCTAAATTTTACCTCAGTGTGCTGATGAAAAAATCGCCAACGACAATGTTTTTCACATCCTTCTACATTAGCGTATAACCAATCTAGGACTTCTTCATAATTACCACTATTGACATATGCTAGATACCACCCATTACAATTAGTATCCCATCCCCATACATGAGCAATATATCGCTTAACATTCATGGTTACTTCAATAAATCGAAGGCAGTAGCATACTCCATAACGTAATCAACATCCCAAGGTTGTTTCCAAGTAATACGCACTCTACGTTTATAACATTTCTTCAACCATAAAAATTTACCTGTTACAGTAATCTTAGGTAATAATGCATAACATTCTATCCAATCATAACAACCTTCTTTGTTAACTTCTTTAGACTCAATCATCAATTCTTGTGTAATTGAGGACATTACCTACTCCATATTGTGCCTCACCTAGCATCTTAGCTTCATAATCATTATTAGCCCAAATGATAGTATTGGCAGTTTGATAATCGTTTAACCTAACCCAAAGTTGATATTTGTACATTTCATTACATCCATTTTAACATAAAAAATACGTAATTGTCAAGCGAATTAAACTTGATATAACGTGCTCCCCACGGTGGCGTATCAGTTTCAGTAATAAACTGTGCACCATAAGGTTCTAACATAATATTTAATTGATATGGTGGGAAAAATATGGCATCATTTTGACACAAAAAATTTACCCACCATATAGGTTTAGGCTCAGTTTCAGTTTCTTCAAATAATTTAATCAGCATCTTTACAAATACTTTAAAGCAAATAAGTTGTAACTAGCTTCATTAAAAAATTCAATATATGAAATTAGCCTAATATTTTTTTCACCAACAGTCAAAACATAATAGTGTACTTTACAGTCATGTTTTTTTTCAAATGCAGGAATAAAGTTAATACATTCTTGATTAACACCAAGATCAGCAATAGGTCTTCTACAATCAAAAGAGTCAACGGTTATAGACATATATTAGCCCCATTTTAATAGGAAAAAAGATTGCAATTCTGCTGTGGAAAACTGTAGAACAACACCATCTAATTTAAAGTTATTTACCCCAATATGCTTAAGTAACCAACTTGTTATTTCTGCATCATGTTGCACCCACCAAGTAAAATCTATTATAAAACAACAATGCTCGTAAATTGTCACGGTTGATGCATTTTCAAAAATGATAAAACGTTGCCCTACATCCATTTCATTGCAAAAAAAGTACAATCATTTTCATTACTAAAACTTACTACATAATGTCCTGCTTGTTCCCCACCTACATCTAAATTAGCAAAATGCCATTCTCCAACACAATTATTTTGACACCATTCAAAAATGTCGCCTAATTTCCCATAAGGTATGGTTACACTACACGTAAGGTCACTCATGTTGGTTTACTTCTATACCACTTTTTCTTAAAAATTCAATACCATCAGTTGACCTATAGTGTATGCCAAACCATACACGACGAATACCTGATTGATATATTAATTTTGCACAATCAATACAAGGACTATGGGTAATGAACAAATCAGCTCCATCCCCACACTCATTAGACTTAGCCAATTTTGCCAAAGCATTTGACTCTGCATGCAATACTTCAGGTTTAGTTTTTAGTCTGTATCTTCTTTCTACACTATGACCGTTAATCCAAAAATTAGATATCAAAGGATAGTCTTGAAATTTTGCTGTAGGATCATTGATAGGCATAAATTCAGTGTATTCACATCCATTATCCCATCCACTAGGCATACCATTGTAGCCAATACTAATAATACGATCATCTTTAACAATAATCGCACCAACTTTCAACCGTACAGCATAACTTAATTCCGATACTCGTTTAGCAATATCAGCGTAAAGTTGTATAAACTTTTTTTTCATCCTAGTCCCACAATGATCGATAATATTTACCAAATAGTTCTAACCCTTCTTGAATACGGTCTTGGTATAGGACATAACCATCCATGTCAAAGAAATGACCGTTAGGATCAGGGTCTACAAGCTCACTTAACTCTTCAACTTTATTGGTAAGAGGATTCAACATAGTTTGACCTGTTTTTTTAAATTTGAAGTTTGGTATCGTGCCATAATGAAAATTTTCTTCGTTATCACGAATGATTTCCCCAAATGCCCAAATCATTTTATCAAGAATTTCATACCATTGCTTGATTTTTTCTTCGTATGCTGAATCTACAGTTTCAGTATAGAAATCAAAACTTTGTTGATTGTCCCAAGATTCGCCACCTACCACCGCAAATTCTACAGGAATACCGTGTTTGCTTTCTTTTAATTTAAGCAGAGCAGGGTAAATTATATAAGCCAAACTTTCGTCTAAATTCCAAATATCAAAATTTTGAATTTCTACTTCTATTTTACGACCTTTGTTTTTGTAATACTTACTTAGTTTTACTTTCATTATAGTCACTCACAGGTAAACATTCTGCATCATGAAATACAAAGCGTTCATTATTTAAGGTAAAAATTCCTGCTAACTGATTTTTTGTGACAATACTAAAATTTTTAGCAGACTCTTCAAGGGTAGTTCCTTGACACATAAATTGATTATCTGCTGTATCATAAAACAACATTACGCCTTCAACTTGTTCGACACGTAGGATGCAACCTGGCATGGAAACGTGTTGCGTAGTAGTATCACCATTTTTTGTAAGGTCTACCTTAGTTTGTTCTTTAAGTTTTCTTCGAACAATGGATATACCCCATATACTACCCATTAAAAAAGTCAAAAACAAAGTAATGACATTGTACAAGAATTGTGTAATGTTTAATTCTTCCATAGTAGTATTTATAGTAGTGTGAAACGGATTTTGAATAGATCCGTTAAAACTATTTAAAGAAATGGAAAAGAACAGATTTTGAATAGACCTGTTCAAACTATGAAATATTAATAATTAGTAAAGTTTTAGGGGCATTGCACCCCTTTAATTAGACAGGTGCTTTGGTAGAATAAACCGTTGCACGTCCGCTACGCTGAATAGCATAGACTTGGAGACCACCACGACGAACGTCACTAACGCTAGCACGTGGGTTTGCTAATCCAAAACGCTGTTTGATTTGTGCTGCGGTAAAGGTTTTACCTGCACGAAGTTGCTCACCAAGACGAGCAGTTTTAGAAAGAGTTGGTTTTGCAGTTTTAACAGTAGTTTTCATATTTAAATTTCCTTTTTAAAAAATCGTTGTTTAACAACGTATAGAGATAATAACTTCTTTCGGCTCAATTGTCAATAAATTAGGATACATCGTAGTATTCAAGTTTCCATTGATCGGGAAGGATTTCATACCCAATATAGCCACGTGGATTGGAAACTACACGGCAATTGCCTACCATGTAATCATTTTTTGCATGAACATGCCCATGCACCCACAATTTAATTTGTGGATTGTCTAATATTAAATTTGATAAGTCAGTAGCATATCCTCCATTTGTTAAAGTTTCACCAATATAATCAGGACTAATTGACTGAAAAGTAGGAGCATGATGTGTTACCATGACTACTTTATCATGTTTAAGTTTGTCCCACTGCTTATTAAAATACTTCATACTTGTTAAATGCCGAGATAACGAATCAGCTACTTTTAACCTACGATACCCTTCATGTTCATTTTTAATCATGCGGTAATCGTTCAAAACAGATTCTAAATGCAATTTTGTAAGTGGGTCTTGCTTATTGGCATCAGTCCACATTGATGCACCAATAAACTTATACCCATCTATATCAACCGTTGTATTTTCCATAAAAGTAACATTAGAAAAATACGATGCTTCATTCTTTAATATGTCAAGTGTTTCAAACCATTTACCATGATAAAACTCATGATTACCTGCTACCCATAACACATGTTTAAATGCAGCACTACATTCTTCTAAAAATTTACGGTATGCTAATACACGTTGATAACGATTAGACCATTGTTGTAGTGGAAGCACAGCATCATTACGTCCATAATCGTATAAATCTTTGGCAATAAGAATGTCTCCTGCCAATATCAATACATCTGCGTTTTGATCATTGGCAAAAGATAAATCACCAAATTCTAAATGTGCATCGCTAACTAACGCTATTTTCATGTTGTTGTTCCAAAAAAGTCACCATCCAACCAAAAGAATTGGTTTGACAATCACTTATTGTACTTTGTTTATGATGTTCTTGTACAGGCACAATGTATCCAATTTGTTTTAAAATATTATAATCTTCACCAAGTGCAACCTGTACCATCTGATCTAAGGCATTCATGCTTCTTCCAAATCAAGTAAGTTTACCTGAACATGCAACGAGTGTGGGTAGATTTTGTGACTTACCCAACGTGGTGCATCCGTTACAATACCAACCGCATTAGGGTCAGACAATGCAATTTCTTGTAGAGCATTGATAATAGTATCACGATGGTCAACATTTTGAATGTTAAGAACATCACCAATCGTGGAAATGTTACTAAAAGCAAACCGTGTACCATCTTGATGAATAAAATCAAGACGATAGGAAATACGGTCTTTATTCTTCATTGAACGATTATGAAGCTTGTCTTTTTTGATTACTTTATGCATTTTCCAACTCCTGAGTGGATTGTATAAGTGCTGCATCAATAATTGTATAACGTACTTCCATATCATGCAAGTAGTTAGTATAGTCTGTTTCAGTAATATTAAATAATTCTGCACGTTCAGCAGGACTCATTTCATACCATGTTGCGGTATTATTTGCAAAACCTATTGGCATATTCATTTACATCTCCTTATTGACTTTAGGAGTAGTATACTAAATTTAGATAACCATGTCAAGCAGTATGGTTATTATGGTCGATTATTCTGTAAATAACTTAGTGCTGCAGGACTTAGTTGTAATTTAGCAGCAGGTTCAACATGAATGGGTTGATTAATATTACGGTAGCTTTGATTAAGTGACGAACTACCAACACTATTTACCATAATGTCTTGACTATGATAACGTATTTGTCCGTTTACACGAGGTAGCATGCTCATACTCCACAATTCCATCATAACTTGACGTGCATTACTACCTACGGGTGATACAGCACTGATACTATGTACGCTCATATATTACCTTATGAAAATAATTTTTCACCTACTTCAATAGGAAATGATGAACCCCAATCTGCGATATATTGTTCATCAGCAGTTTTGTTTTCACCAAAACCCAAACCAATAAAGTATTTGATACCTTCGTATGGTACATCTACTTTAACCACACCAATACAGGCATCTTTGTTTGTAAACCATATAGAGTTTAAAATTTTCATCTGTTAGCTTGTTCCTGTACTGTTTCTTTTACTTTTTCCACACTATTGTCTAGTAATCTTGCAACACCACTAAAACCAACCGTGGCAATGATTATTCCGAAAATGGAACCAAATAGAAAGTTTTTCATTGTTAAAGTCCTTGAGTAAGACGAACTAATTCAGTAGCAAGACTAGGCGTGTAGTGACGATAGCTACGGATTTTGCTATATTTATTGGTATGTTTTTCTTTAAATTTAGGAGTAATTCCTACTGCTTTAAGCGCAGAAATGTAAGTAGAAAAATCTAAATCTTCTTCAAGATAAGCATGATCGTTACGAATGTAACTGTAAGTGGTAATTTTATCAAGAATTCCTAATTTACTAAGACGTGCAAGTGGAACCTTAACCCATCCGTGTCCAGGATCCGTATAAACCGTGTCAGTCAAAGAAGTCTTCATTTCTATCTCCTGTTTTTCACTATAGACATAGTATAGCAAATTAGGATAAGCATGTCAAGCTACTTTGTTTGGTTGTTGTGAAAATGATGATCGAGAATTCTAGCTATTTTTTCTATGCCGTGGATAATACCTAACCCAATGACTGATATTACTAGAAGAAGAATACTTTCCTGAAACCAATCCATAATCATTCCTTTGTGTAATAATTTAATTATCTTCGTAAACTAATATGGTGTAAAAAAACCAAAAATGTAAGTCTTGCATTTTTTATTGAATTACCAAAACCTGCTTGTGGTCTATGAAACAAATATGAATTGTAGAATACAAATCTATTAAAAACATTGTCTAAAATAATTTCTTTATCATCAAGTTTAATGATAGTTCCACTATTACTTGGTGGATTTGGCGTTAAATATAAAAGACCTGCCATCAAACATGTTGGATCTATATGCCACAATTTATTATAATCATAGTGAATTCCAATTGGAGTATACTGAAGATAAGTACTAATGTTGTACTCATAGGAAATTTTGGGTGGTAAAATCTTGTTTAATATAGTTGACAAAATTTCGCTATTTAGTTCAGGGTTATGTTTATAAATTGGATATGATCTAAACCCAATCCATCCCCCCTTAACTTCAGTTCTATCCATGTCATTAGGAAATAAACTGATACCTTTTAAAGGCTTTTTTTCTCCTGAAAAATAGTTTATTGTTTTAGCATAATCAATAACCTTGAACGGGTCATCAATAGCATCATCAAGAATTAAGTAAGGAGGAAGCATTATTAGTATATAAAATGTTAAGAATTAATTCTACCAAATTTAAGTGTATTTACAAAAACAGTTAACGTCAATCTTGCATCTGTATCTTTTGTACCAAACCCGCTTTGTGGTCGATGCTCCAACAATGAATTATACAAAACAAAACGGTTAAAAACATTGTCTAACACTACATCAGTACCATTTATTTTTACAATTGTCCCACTATACTTTTTTGGATTTTTATTTAAATAAAGTACACCTGCCATGAATACTTCATCTTTATGCCACCACCAATCACCATATTTTAAACCTTTGGGGAAGTAATGTAAATGAGAATCAACATTCCATTCTACTGTAATTTCAGGTAGTAGTATCTTTGAAAATATTTGAAATAAAATTTCATTGCTATATTCAGGATTAATTGACCATAAAGGGTTTGACCTAAAACCTTTCCAATTACCACAAACTAATGACTTATCCTCATCAGGAGGACATAATTTAACATTTTTAATTTTCATATCACCTGACGAATGATATGATATAGTTTTTGCTAAATCAATCAATTTATCAGGATCATCAAGTGCATTATCTAGAATGATATAATCTTTAAGCATTCCTTATCGAATCACTTCTAACGTATTGTCTTGTTCATTAAAACAAGAAATTCTATCACCATGCTTATGCTCAGGCCAATTTTTAATTGCATAATGAGAAACTGCTCGCTGTAAAGTTCTTGGATTAAAATCTTTACATGGTATTGATGTATCGTCATTAGGTTTTTTACAACTGATAAGATATTTACCTACATAAGATTTTACTGTTTCCTTCTTTGCTACAAATTTTTTAACTTTTCTATTGTTAACCGTAGTAGGTAATTTTACATTGCCTACTTGATCTACTGTAAGTAAATCACTTGCAAATAATTCACTTTGTTCTTGCAATGGTTTTTTTGTATCTATAGTGGCATTCTCTATAGCCATATTATTTAACAACGTTAACATATTGTTGACATATGTTAAGTTTGCTTTTAACTCACTATTTTGTCTTTCAAACCGCTCTTTAATACCTTCGGTTAAGCTAATAACCGCTCCTAATGTATTATTATCAATTTTTTTATCACCGTTAACCATTTTTATATCCTTATAAAACATAAACTATATTATCATATTATAGAATGATTTCAAGAAAATTACGATATAATTACCAACTTGAATTATAAAAAACTTTTAACCCTATTATAAGCTCAGCCTTGGCATCAGCAATAAACTGCAAATCTTGGTTACGATAATAGTCATCTTTTGGGGTACCAAAGAAAAATCCTTTAATATCTAAAGATGCTACAACACCATTATTAATGTCTTGTTCAAGTTGATTTAGATCATCCCATGTCAATTCAAGTTCAATATTATTGAAACTTGAACCCCATGAACGATCAGAATTGGTGTCAGGTGTACCACCTTTTTTTAACCAAAGCTTTTCCATCCACCCTTGTAAATTAGGGTGTTTACGCCAATATGCTAATTCACGTGGTTTAGAGACATTATTATTTTCATAATAACTATCATAGTCACCTGCTTGTGCGGTAACGTAAGCGTATTGATCAAGTCCCATATTTTGCTCCGAATTATAGCGTTTAAATTTCAATTTACCATACCCAAGATACAAAAGAATATCTTATTCCTTTGGTTACAGGAGTAACTTTGTGAGGATACAAAAAATTACTAGGAAAAATTAACACTGAACCACATGGTGTGTCAATCAGTGTATCATTCCACATAACAAACTCACCACCTTCATAATCATCATTTAACAGTCCTACGATAGATAAAGTAGGTATACCTTTTCTTATACCATCAAACATAGATTGAATATGATCACAATGTTCATGCATTTCCGTTCCTACATTATACTTATTAAATCGTATTTCAGTATAACCATTCCATCCTGTATATACAGGTGATTGTAAATCGTCAATGATGTACTTTTGAATTATATACCATAATTTTTCCTGTAAAATTATTTTTTCAGGAAATTTTGCCCAACTAATACTTAATTCGTTATCATATTGAACTCGGTGGGCAACGTCATATCCAAAAAATGCATGTGTATGCCAATATTCTTTTTCTAATTGTGTAATTACAGTTTGACAAAACCCTTTTTCAAAAATATTTTTGTAAACTTTACAATATGACATTAAATTTAAATCCATGGTTATACTTCATTCTTTAATTGTTTTTTACTGCAATCATAGATCATACTACGTATCACAATGTTTTTATTTAAGTCGCAATGTAACATAAATTTTTGCTGAGCGTACATGGAACCAAGTACACTACCAAAAATAAAACCAATACCTGCAATTAATGTTTTAGTCATATGGTTTTTAATATTTCAAAAGTTTTACGTGCACCATAGTTGATATGATAGTCAGCTTCTTCGTATTCAAGGTAAAAGTCACTATCACGGTCATAGTATTGACCTACCGTAGCATCATAGTACAATACTTTACCTGATTCATACATGAAAGGACCTTCAAGACCTTTCAATTTAGTGTAACGGGCGGGAATTGAGGGAATGATCTTGTAACCCATACAACCTCCTATTAAGTTAAAACAACTTTACTCTGAAAAAATAAATTTGTCAAGCTTGTTAGGAGAATTTTAAGCTGAAAAGTGTGGCATCTTCACCACTATTGAATAAGAAGGATACACTAAAATATGGTGCAGGTTTGAACACTAATTCATAAGATATATTGTTTTGTCCTAACCATGCTTTAATTTCATCATAATAATTCTCATCTTTCAAATACACTGTAACTTGATGTTTGGCAGGTGGATGTTCTATTTTTTTAATTTTAATAACATCTTTTTTAATTTCAAGTTGAATTACTGCACCATTTGACCAATTAATAAAAGATACATGGTAGGGGAAATCATAGAACGTTTCTACGATATTTTCTTGGCATTGTTCCCAAACAAAATCTACACAATCAATATCAAAATCATCATAGTTTGGATGTTCAGGATCAGTAGGATGATTAGTAAGCTCTCTAACTTTTCTTTCTAATTCATCTTCACCATCTACCCATTCCCACCCTTTTCCATTAGCATCTTCATTATGCAAATCTACTAAAAATTCTTTGTCATGAATTTCAAAATGTAATGTAGTATCAACGGAGGTATTTTGGCAAATCGCACTAGCAATTGCCAAAACAGAATCAGCATCAGTATAATTTAAATAACTATGTTCGTTTAAATTAGAACTTTCTTTGTTTACACTAATCCATCCTTTGGATTGTTCGTTAGACTGTCCTACTAATGTATCACCATAATACCATGTACTAATTTCGGCTATCCATCCTGTAGCACCAATTTCATGAGGTAAACCATATAAATTAATAAATTTTGCAATGGTAGATTGTACTTTAGTGCTCATAATATAACCAACTATTTTTTAGGTACAGTGCCAAAAGGCCATGCAGTTGGATCATTTTTTTCAACAGGTTCGGCTTCTTCTTCCTCTTCTTCATCATATTCAGGATAATATTCTTCCAAGATATAATCTACTACATCCATAAGAACCTCTTCACCCATTTCACTATCTAAGTCATAGGTATTAACAAACTCCCATGAACTTTCCTTAACATCATACCAAGCAAAAATACAAACTTCTTCCTTTGGACGATGCATAATTAAATTCCAAGCAGTGTCATGTTCAGGAAATTCACCTTCTTTGCTATCTTTGTGTATAAAAATAGCATAACAACGCATATCTTTATTACCACCTTCCTCATACACATACTCGCCATTTTCATCTTCAGTTTCAAGATCACCGTACTGTTCAAAGATGCACTTGATTCCAGGCGTATCGCTATAATCTGTGCCACGTTCCCATCCATCGTAATCATTGGGATAGAACATATCATCCACGACATTTTGAAGTAATTTTTCAAGTCGCTCTATTTGAACATCTTCAAGTTGCATACTCATCATTTTTCTCCTATATATTCATGTGACCAACACTCTCTGTTAGCATGTGCAAGTAAAGATTCTACAGAAAGCATTTGGTTTTCATGTTGTGTACCACTTAGCAAATAATCTTTTCGTTTCATCTTGTTCTTACTCGTAGGTTTCCATAGAGGAGAGTTATCCCTATAGCCACCCATCCTAGGATTAGCAGTTTTGCTAAAATAACGTTTACCTTGTTCTACGTGCATTTTAGCAACAGCATCACTAAATCTTACACCAATTCCTAATCCTTGAAAATCAGGTAGTACCACTGTACGATGCCCACGATAAGCGTTTTTTAACGTACCACTTGGTTGAGGCAATACAGCAGCAAACCCTATGATAACATCATTCCATACTGCTGCCCAACATTTAGATGATTTGTTCATACTACCACTTAAATAGTGATGCGGAGCAAAGGCTGTCCACAGTTTTCTGTCAGCAGGTATGATTTCCAAAGTGATTGTTGGACGTTGCCGAAGTAACCCCCTTGTGAGTTCGCCCGTTGCGGTATCAAATACCCAATCAGGACGAAGCCACTCAACAATATCATAATGACATGTTGCAAATGTTACACGCTGTAAACCTTCTGCCTTAACATATCGATGTATAGCATTACTTAAACTTTTAGCTACATTACGGTCTACCACACTTGTAAATTCATCAATCACAGCACCACTTTTTAACTGTCTAGCCATATCAGCACGATGTTGTTCACCATTAGAACAAACATGGTATGGTCTGCACAATGTTGGAATACTGTTTAACCCAACTGCATGTAACTCATCTAAACGATTAAAATGGCTACAAATTGCTTTATTTACATCCCATTGTGGTTTTTCAACAGTGCCAATCGTTGACAATATACTAGATTTGCCACTACCGCTCGGACCAACAATCAAACCAATTTGATATTGGTCAGGTAATTCAAATTGTGGCACAGTAAATGTTGATACACCTGTGAATTCATAATCAAAAGCAGTGCTTACTGCTTTGACCATATCATCAACAATCACTGTTGATGTAAGTAATTTAGACATGAGTTTCTCTTTTACTAATAACTTTATCTGCCAAACCATATTCGACTGATTCTTCAGCAGACATATACTTGTCCCTGTCCATATCCTGTTGAAAATCTTGAAAGGTTTTACCTGCAGTATTGTGTTTTACGTAAAGGTCAGTCAACATACGCTTCATTTTTAAAATTTCTTTTAGTGAAATTTCCATGTCACTAGCCATACCACGTGCTCCACCGCTAGGTTGATGTATCATGTGACGTGCATGGGGTAGTATAAAACGTTTACCCACAGCACCTGCTTGTGCTAAGAATGATCCCATACTACAAGCTTGACCCATAACAATGGTAGAAACATCAGGTTTGATAAATTGCATAGTATCATAAATACTCATGCCATCGGTGACAGAACCGCCTGGGCTGTTGATGTAAAAACTAATATCTTTATCAGTATCTTCACTTTCTAAAAAGAGTAATTGCGCTACGATAAGATTGGCTGTAATTTGATTTACTTCACCATTTAATATCACTACACGATCACGTAGTAATCTACTGTAAATATCGTAGCTACGTTCACCACGACTTGTTTGTTCTATAACTATTGGTACAAGACTCATTTATTTTCCTCTACTTCAATCCAAGTATAATCACCTAACCATTGAACTTTAGTTATGTACTCGTAATGTTCGGGTACACCTGTGCTCCAATCGTTAGGACCATGCAGCGACAACCTTGTTTTCTGTATCTGTTGATCATATAACAACCAATATGTTTGACCGTGAGCTATTTGAAACTTGTATTCTGCTGCGTGAACCCAATCTGTAATATCTAACCTACGTTTAATTTGTGCTGCTTGATCCTGCAATACATTTACAAGTTGCATAATCCTATCATACTCTTGATGAGCATGCAACCTTGCAACATTAAGCATAATATCTTTTTGTTGCTTTATAGGCACAAGGTCAAACTTTGGTGCACTTACTTCAACAGGATATTCTGTTATGTTTCTGTTTATAAAAATCGCAGGTAAACCTCCGATTTCAGAATCATAACTTGTTCTACCCTTCATTGAATTGGGTTTTTTATCTTCAGACATGGTGCATTATAACGTATCAGTATGCAAAAACAATCTAACACTTATCTAATTTTTGATAGGTAAACCATTTTTCTTTTGAAAAAGTTGTTTTTAAAGTAATACCAAACTTAGCCAACTTTTTTTTCCAAGCATGAAATGACGGTCCATGACTCATAATAGGTGGTTTCCCCCTTTTTTTACGTTGCTCACTATCAATATCCCATTGATATTGATGCACCATTTCATGAGATAATGTGGCAATCATCCAATGCTGTGAATAAAATTTATTGTTTAATTTTATAACACAATATGATCCTGTAGGAAATGGACTACCACCTCTACCTTTACCCATACATAAACCCCAATATCTTGATCGTTGTATCAATTGTATTTCGGGTATTGTTAATTTATTTTGAAAAATTTCTTCATTAATCAATCTATAAGTTGATCTAATTTTTCTTAGGGTAGGTCGATATGATTTCTTACGTTGCTCAGTAATGGTAGGAAGTGGTAATTCCATTATTTCTTTTATTTTAGAACGTTTCATTACGTTATTTACCAAAATTTAAAGTTGAAATTAGAAAGATTAAATACTAAATTAGGAGATATAAAATGTTTGAAAAAATTGGAAAATTTATCAGAGAACTATTTGTTGGTAAACAAGAACCTACTGATACAGGAACACATGTTCGTGTTGAGAGTACTGCACCTGTAGTTGCGCCTGAACCTGTTGCAGCACCACAAGCTGAACAACCAAAACCTGAAGCAAAAGCACCACGCAAAGCTAAAAAAGATAACGTTGTCGTAGCACCAATCAAAAAACAAAAGGCAGAAACCCCACCACCTGCAGAACCAAAACCAACTAAGCCAAGAAAACCTAGAACACCAAAAAATTAAAAAATGGATTTTTCTTTCGCTGTAGATTTAATAAGTGATTTAAATTTAACTGCAGATGACGAGTTTGATTGGGATGGTAAAGCTACATCACTATTTTGTGTTGTAGCAGGTAACATTAGTACAGATTTAACAGTAGTCGAGAGTGTTTTAAAAAACTTAAGTCAATACTATCGTGGTGTACTATATATTGATGGTGCTTTAGAAAATACCCATATAGAAAATTCAAATATTGTTATTGAAAAATTACGTATTATATGTAAACCTATACCTAATGTAGTTTACTTACACAATCACGTTATAATACTTAATGGTGTTGCATTTATTGGTATAAATGGGTGGTATAATACTGACAATAATGACGCTGATACAGCATTGAAATACTTTGATGAGGATTTTACTTATTTGTCACGCACTGTAAAAAGTTTGCAAGACCATCAAGACGCTACAAGAATAGTAGTTGTATCAAGCTGTTTACCCTCGAAACAAATTACTTTTAATGATCCTACAGTGCAAGTTATTGATCAAATGGGATTGATTATGTGTTTATCACAAGACATTAAACACAAAATAGATACATGGTTATTTGGATCATACAAAAGAATGATTGATCATACCTTTAATTCACGTAGGTATTGTAACAATCCTAAAATGCACAATCCTTACCACCCTAAGAAAATACCTTTAGCTTAGTCTGTAGCTTCTATTTTAATTTGTAAAGGATAACCATTAGCTCTTGCAGACAAGGTTACTTCTAAACCTTTTTGCTCAGCTAATTCATATGGTAATGTTGCAACTACAGCACTGCCTTCATCATGGATGTTCTTTGTTAACTCTACCGCTGTTTCAGCAGTATAATTAAAAAATTCAACAAGTGATTCTATAACAAACTCAATAGTAGTTACATCATCATTTATATAAATGACTTTGTACAAACTAGGTTCTTGTATCTTCAAATTAGGCTTAATTCTTGTTTTTACATCCGTTTTTGACATTTTATTTCCTCTAAAAAACATAGAGTTCAGCGCAGCAAAACACTACGCTGACTCTATTATTTAGTATTTTATCACTTATAATATGTAATTGCAATGGTTTTTGGTTTCTTTTCCTCAGGTACTTTACGCTCTAAAGTAATGGATAAAATACCATTTTCCTGAGTTGCACTAGTTACTTCTACGTACTCAGCAATAGGCCAACTACGCATAAAAGCACGTGCACTGATACCATGATGAATATACTTAGTTTCTTCGCCTTCAACCGTTGCAGTTTGGCGATTACTCTTAACAATTAAGTTACGATTGTTTAAAGTAATTTCAATTTCACCTTCTTTAAATCCCGCTACCGCAAGTTCAATAACATACTTGTCATCATTTATCTCAATGACATTATATGGTGGGTAATTAGTTTGTTGCGATATTTCATTAAAGCGTGATAGTTCATCGAACATACGCTCGAAACCTATACCAAACTTTGTAATTGTGGGAATATCAAATGAACGAAGTGTAAGATTTGTCATATTTTTCTCCTTTATTAAGCAAGATGACATTTTGAAATGTAGACCCAACCATTGGCATCTACATTCATATATATTTTACAAAATTTCGCAATATATTCTACTATTTTTGGATAAACACATCATTAATTTGACGGTTTACTCTAATAAATGTTGTACATTTTGGTAGTTGTTTTAAAGTAGATGCACCCACGTAAGTACAAGTGCTGCGTAAACCACCTAATATATCAAGTACAGTATTTTTAACTTGTCCTTTATAGGGTATTTCTACTGTACGTCCTTCACTAGAACGATATTCTGCTACACCACCATGTGTTTTATTCATAGCAGTATCGCTACTCATGCCATAAAATTGTACAAACTTTTTAATGTCTAATATTGGTTCCATGTCATGGCTATGAGTATTATCATTATTCCAAACTGTAAGTGGATTAATTTCTGAAGTATTATAATATTTTGTAATAACTTCTCCACCACCTTCATCGTGTCCACCAAACATGCCACCTAGCATTACAAAATCTGCTCCTGCACCAAAAGCTTTAGCAACATCCCCAGGACAAGTACACCCTCCATCAGCGATAATATGCCCACCAAGACCATGAGCAGCATCGGCACATTCGATAATTGCACTAAGTTGAGGATAACCCACACCTGTTTGTACACGAGTAGTGCAAACACTCCCAGGCCCAATCCCCACTTTAACAATATCTGCTCCACGTAATATTAACTCCTGTGTCATATCTGCTGTAACTACATTACCTGCAATAATTGTTTTATCAGGCCAACGATTTCTTACGCTTTCAACAAAGTCACCAAAATGTTCACTAAACCCATTGGCTACATCAATACAAATAAATTGTGCTCCAATACCTGTGACAATAGTGTTTAGGTTACGAAAATCTTCTTCACTAGTTCCTGTACTAACAGCATAATAATCTTTGTTTACATTAAATACAGAAAAATTATCAATGTCTTTATTATAAGTTTTAATAAGGCAGGTGAATAACCTATGTTGACTTAATGTTTCTGCCATTTTTAAAGTGCCAACACCATCCATATTAGCTGCCATAATAGGTATACCTTTATATTCATACCCACTATGTTTAAATTTATACCATTTAATTAAGTCTACTTCTTTACGACTTGATAGTGTACTACGCTTTGGACGAATTAGTACATCCTTGAAATCAAGTAAGATTTCATTTTCAATTCTCATGGGGTTCCTTTTAAATAATTAAAAAAATAAGAAAAAATGCTGATATCAAAAGAAATAGTACACCTACTTCTTCACGTCTGTCAAGTTCAAGATTAATTTGTTCTATATCTTGGGGTGGCATACTCATTTTAACCTGTTGGTCAACGTTCCACCTTGAACTCATGAGAAAAACCATACCAAGAATAAAAAATACTACAAACAATATAATCATTGAATACTATGTTTTTGTTTATAATCGTTTATTGCTGCTTTAATTGCGTCCTCAGCAAGTATTGAACAGTGGATCTTAACGGGTGGGAGTGCAAGTTCCTGTGCGATTTGAGTATTTTTGATAGACGTTGCTTCGTCCAAAGTTTTGCCTTTAACCCACTCCGTAACCAACGAACTACTTGCAATCGCTGAGCCACATCCATACGTCTTAAATTTTGCATCTTGAATGATTCCATCTTTTACTTTAATTTGAAGTTTCATTACATCACCGCAAGCAGGTGCCCCAACCATACCAGTGCCAACGGCGTTATCAGACTTATCAAAACTGCCCACATTTCTTGGATTTTCATAATGATCTATTACCTGTTCACTGTATGCCATCTTTAATCTCCTTGGGAATTGTAGTTTCTAAATTAATTTCTCTTTGTTTTAATTCATATTGTTTGGTAAGAAAATTTTGCCATGCTTCCTCTTCTTCAGGTGTGACTTCTATTTCTACCCAATCAATAAATGATTTTTTCATTTTAAAATAGTTTAGTTGGTAATTCCTGACTACGTAAATATTTTTTCCAACGACTTACTGCCTTACCTCTTGCAATTTTTCTTGCAATACTTGGTTTAGTATATTCTTGACGTTCACGTAGTTCATTTAACATGCCACTTTCAAGAACTTTCTTTTTAAACTTACGTATACCACTTTCAAATGATTGACCATCCTTGATAACTACTTTCATTTTTTTCCTTTGCGTAATGTAGATCCTAGGTAAGATTCCCAATACATATTTAGCAAATTAGGGTCATCAATATGTTTTTTGTCAATTTCTATGTGTTTTCCTTTTAATTTTTTACAATTGAACATGACGTTCATAAGCACACGCTCTACCTCAGATTGTAAACCTCTTGCACCTGTTTTTAAATTTAAGCAGTTTTCTGCAATTTGTTCAACAGCTTGTGGTGTAAATGATATTTCAATTTCATCCAAACTTAACAAATAGCGATATTGTTCTATAAAATTGTTTTTAACCTGTGTCAATATAGCAACAAGTTGATCTTTTGTCAAGTCTGATATAGCCACACGACTTGTAAAACGACCTATTAACTCAGGTATCATGCCAAACTTAGTTAAGTCATCAGGATTAACTTGTGCTAGAACTTTGTCTTGTGCCTTTGAAGAATTAACTGCTGCTCCAAAACCTATGCTATTTCCATGTAATCGCCTTGAAATTATATCTGCTAAGCCAACAAATGCTCCACCTGCTATAAACAATATATTTTTGGTATCAATTTCTAACATCTCATTATTTGGATGTTTACGTTTACCTGCTTGTGGTATACGACATACAGTACCTTCAACAATTTTTAATAATGCTTGTTGTACACCTTCACCACTTACGTCACGTGTAATACTTGCACTTTCACTTTTTCGAGCAATCTTGTCTATTTCATCAATAAAAACAATACCACGCTCTGCTCGATCAATATCATTATCAGCAGCAGCAATTAATCGTTGTATCATACTTTCTACATCGTCACCAACATAACCTGCTTCAGTTAATGATGTAGCATCTGCTATAATAAAAGGAACATCTAAGTACTTTGCAACTGTTTTAGCCAACAGTGTTTTACCACCACCGCTTGGTCCTAACAACAGCACGTTGGCTTTTTGTATTTCTAATTCTTTAATATCAGCAGTGATACGTTTGTAATGATTTGCTACTGCAACACTAATTATAGTTTTAGCATGATCTTGTCCAATAATGTAATTGTCTAAAAATGCTTTTATATCATCAGGATAGAAACTTATTTTACGTGGAGCATCATCAGTGTCAGGTTCATCATCCTTTAATAAGTCATTACATAATTCTACACAATCACTACAAATAGCAGTGCTTTCACCTACTATTAGTTTTTTAACTACGTTTTTGTGTTTGCCACAAAAACTACATTCTTGAAAATGATAAACCTCGCCCATATAATTACTTATCCCTAATAACAGGTGCTCGATACTTTAGCTTCAAGTGATTGATAATTTTTAAGATTGTCTAAATCAATGTCATTTAAATTTAGTTGCAATACATTTTGTGTATACCTATCACCCTGAATCAATCCTGTATTACTACCTTGTAACATCACGGTATTCATACTAACATTTCGATCACATGCTTTTAATAATACATTACCACCTGCATCTTTAAAATTAAATTGAATAACTGCACCTCTTAATTTTGTCAATTCGTTAGACAAACTTTGATAATTTGCTTCGGTCAATGTTAACGTATCACTTTCGCCAAACAAATGTCCTGATTGACGCATAGTAAGTTTTACGCTACGCACACCTGCTGAGTTTTTACTGTAAAAGCTATTACAAGCTGCATCATATCGACTACCTTCAGTAAAGCAACGTTTATCTAATACATTGATACTATTAGGTGGTACTTTCATTTTGTCAAGTACTTGCCATAAACCATGCATAAATTTGTAACTTAATTTATATTCATATGCTACACGTAAAAATGCTTGTGTATTTTGTACCCCACTTTGTACACTTTTTACTTCAACATCCCACGCACCTTCAGGATAATAATTTAAATAAGCACGAATTAAATTATCCTGCGAACGTCTACTTTGCACTAAAGATTGTATGGCAGCTTGATGTTGATCACCCTGTAGTTGTTTTGTATCAGTTGAATTACCTAATAACCTACCATCTATATTATTAGGTGAAGTGGTTACATCCATTTCAACACGATATTTTTTCTGTCCATAAGCATTGGTCAATACATCAGAATTAATAACACTATAGTTTTTTACAAAGCAACTTGAACTACTAGCCACTCTGTCAGTTTGTAATCGACCATTTACTGCACTGCGGTCAGTAATAACAGTGCTGCCCCATGTTTGATTACATGCTTCACGCCATGCTCCTTGTTGAGCACTTTGTACAGTGTCTGCTTCAACTTGTACACGAACACGTTGGGTAGGTGGTTCTTTTCCTACCTGCTCAACCAAAAATTTGGTTACACTGATAATTGTCCATACATCTATATCAAGTGCTTTGGCTGAGCAAGGTACTGCAAGTAAGGTGGCGGCAAGAAGTTTTTTCATGTTAGCGACTCATCATGCGACGAACATCCTGAATATCACCTGAATGCTTAGCATCCCAACGATATACAACTGTTACTACTCTACCTCCATCAATTACTGCATTATCAACCAATCGTAACCCACTAAGAATACCTTTATTATTACTGCGAATAACACTGTTCATCGTAGTAGCAATTTCCACTGCATCATTGCGTGTTGCAACATTTACATTTTGGGGAGTACCTGCAGCTTGGGTAGGTTTACCTTCTACGTCAATGTCACTTACTGAAACATTTTGATTGTCATAGTTGCTTGCAATACGATTAGTCTTTTGGTCACGAGCACGTTCTAGTGATTTGCTAATCATGTTTACGCTAGTTTCACTAGCTACTGTTTCTTTCCAAATAAAATCAACTAATTTTTTCTTAGCATCTAGTTCAGCAACCTTGTATGCACTTTCAGTGGCACTAGGACTATTACCCCACACAGGAGCATATCCTGTCACTTCAATTGATTTAAGTTCACGTAGGAACAAACTATACTCAACTTTAACACCTCTGCGCTTAAAGTCTTGTGTAACACGTTGCTCACTGATCGCAGTTTGTTGACCACTTGAAATACCACCATCACTTAATAATTTTGAGGCAGTACCACACCCACCAAGTACAGTTGATAACAAAGCCACCATCAACAATGATTTTTTCATAGTTTCCTCACTAAAGTTTTTTGAATGATTAGATATTACAGTAATTTAGATAACTTGTCAAGCAGAAAGTTTGCGCTCAATTTCTTCTTGTTCACTTTCTGTCAGTGTATCAATATCCATGCTGCCATTTTTAATACACTCAATTAAATAATCAATATAGCCTTCATGTGACAAGTATGTTGTATTTTGTTGTTTATTGACAACAATCCACTTACTACCATTAAATTTATAAACGATGTGTGGCAATTTATCTATACGAATGTATGTATCACCACTTAGTGCTTGCTCAGGAAATGTCGCACCAAAATTAATTTGGTTAGGCCATGGTTGGTCAGCAGGATGTATCAAATCAGGTCTGATTCCTTTTAACGCTGACATACTCATACTTTTACCATCGTAATTTACATACTCATCAGTTGACTTAAACAAGGGTTTAAGCTTAGTTACATTTTCTGTAATAATTTCACTATTATTTGTAGTTGTTAAATGTACAGGTTTAAATTTTAATTTATCAGCTTCAGTTACATTAATCGTACTATCAGCAGTTAAGCTAATATCATCGATTGTTGGTTCAGCTTTAATTGGTTGCACTTCAGGTATCGTAGCTTTGGGTAATCCTGCAAACGCTTCATCAGGATTAATAATTTTAGGTTCTTCAACTACAGGTCTTTTAAATACGGTAGGTTCAGGTGCTCTGTATACTTGATGCGGAAACGATATGTTTGGAACTTTATCAACCCATTTTTTAGTTAAGTAAACTTGCTCTACCCTTGTTTCAGGTTGTTCTTCGGGTAAATTATTTGGTTCAGTGTCTACAATTTTATCGTCTGTAGTTATTGGTGCGTCATCTTGTTCAATGGTTGGTTCATCTTCTTTACGTTTTTTAACACGATCTTCTCTTTCCCATGCTAGTGAATTATTAGCAGCAAGAATTGAAATAATCGCCAATGGGTCAAATACAGCAACAATAACAATAGTTACCCAACGTACTGCTCTTTCTAGTAAGGATTGATCGGGGTTATCACCATAGATAAGTGCTGCAATGTATTTAATTGGACCAACCTCAGCCTCTACTTTACGTAGTTGGCTAGCAATAGGTGCACGTTCTTCGTTAAGTTTGCGTATTGTTTCTTGTGATTTTGCTATATCATTTTGTAGGGCAGTGCGTTCTTTAGATTGTTGTCTACGAATTACTACAGCTCTTTCTGCATTTTGTTCAGTAGTACCACGTGAAAGCAATTGATCCACTTGGCTATCCATTTGTTGTAAAGCTTTACGTGCAGTTTCAATATTATCACGTTCAGTTTTAATTTTTTCATCATATAAAGATACTTGTGATGCTACATCACTTGTTGGCACACCTTGATCAATATGTGCTTTTGATAAGAAACCAAAAATACCCATACTAGTCAAAAACGCTAAGGTAATGACTGCTGAAGTAAGGTATAACTTTATAGTATAACCTGATCGTGACCAATATTTGTGCAACCATACGGTAGTAGTAACTTTGGCAACTTCAAGCACAGTTCCCATAACAACAATAGAAACAAAAGCACCTGCAAATATTGCAGTTAATCCAATGATACTATAGTATGCTGCTATAATACTTATAGCTAATGCAACAAACAATGTCCAACGACTAAAAGTGAAAAAATCTCTGAGCATAGAATATTATTTATCGCTTTTTCTACTGCATTTACCGTACATAGTTATACCATCGGCGCATAATGCCGAATGATCTGTGTGATAATAGCGTATTTCTTGCTATGGCAAGATTTCCTTATCTGCAAATGTTTTGTCTAAAAAGAGCAAAGCATTTCTACCTAATATTAGTATGGCACAGCATGTAGTTATTTTGTATAAAAATGACATTATTTTGTAAGTTGGTAGACTAGCATAAAATTATCATATGCTGCTTTTACGGTGGGGTTTTGTAATTTTTCTGCAGCTTCACTTACAAGTGCAGATAATCCACACTCAACTGCTTCGTATATACTAGGATATTGTATTGGATGACATTCTTCACCAAATGCTTTAGACAGTTTATCCCATGCATTACGTTGTTCTTCTGTTAAAGGTATTTTAGAAGGACGTGCTTCTAAACTGTCACGTAGTGATTTGCTTATTGCCTCACGTGCAAATGTTGCTGCAGCAATTAATGGAGCAAATTCAGGGTCTATGTTGTATTTGCGGATAGAGCGGCCAGGGTCGCTGATAACCAAATGACAACCTTTAATAAAGGCATTATAGAAACTAGGGTCATCTTCACTAACAGGAAAGTACCTACGTCCAACTTTTTTATAAAGTGTTTCTCTCATAATGGACAATCTTCGCTAGCTTCTTTAATACGTTTAAATTTAAGATAACTTTTACTTATTTTTTCCTTAATGATAGTACCTATACCAATTATTGGAACCAAAGTCATACATGCAAGAAATATATAAGGTTGTTGTACAATTGCGCTAGAAATACCTACCACAAAGCAAAAAATAATTAACCAAGTTTCTTTTTGCCATTGACTAGCTGACCATACGATATAACCAAAAATATTTTTCATCATTTACTCCATAGGAGCAGGATTAATTTTATCCCGCATAGCTTGTATATTTTGATTGACATTGATTAGTATTGCAGTATAACCACATGTGACAATACCAACAATAAGAATGCCTAAAGCAGACATAAGTGCAGGAATAAAATTATCAAATACTTCACCAAAGAACGTTATCCCTGCCATAGTGATAAAGATAACAACCAATATTTTATTAAGAACGTCTAATGATTCAACAATTTTACGATTGAACGATCCCATAATTCCTCCTAATAATAAGGGGATTATATAATAACCCCCTTGATACAACAACTAATTTAGATATTACTTAACTTCATGTACTGAATAATCAGCCCACTGTCCTCTCCAATTATTGTACTCTTCATCAATACCTTCATCATCAAGTGCAACGTTATCGTAGTAAATGGTTTTAATGTGTGTAGATCCATCTAAATCTACTGTGTCAATTCTAAATTTAGCTAAGTCTAAATTATCAGTAACAGTCAATGTATGTTGGTATGAGCCACCTTTACCACCTTGTTTGTACATAAGGTAGTAACCTTTACCGTAAGTTTGTGGATAAATTTCATCTACTTCGTTGCTACATTCATAGTAGGATTCTTCATCACCATGACCAATTTCAAAAATTTCTGAAAATTCACCTTCAAAAATTGTTTCACCATCACTGTTAATAATTTCAACAGTTGAATCTTCTTCCATACCATAAAAGTCTGCAACGTCATTAAATTCATAATATCCACTACTTGTAAAACGTGCTGCTTCAGGTGTTTCATTTTCATCAAAGTCATACTCTTCATTGATAGCAGAACCTAAATCAAAAGTGTGCTCATCTTTGCTCCAATGTTCATACTGTTCTTTAGTAATTGTTCCAATACCTAATTCTGTAGTGCGAGCAAAAATACGTATGATATATTCTCCCGCAGGATGAATACGTTGATACTCTGATTGTTCGTCATCATCTGTAGAGTTTCTTAATTCATCTAATTCATTTTCTAAATTGGTGATATCTTCATCTTCAGACTCATCAACTTCAATTTCATCAAGTTCTTGGTAAATTTTTTGCATTTTGGCTTCTTTCTCAAGACCTTCAGGAGTAAGTTCTACTGCACTATCGCACATTGGGCATACATCACCCGTGTGATGAAATTCTAGTTCATCCTCAGTGTGAATGGATCCATCTTCATTATAAAATTCAGTTTTGGTTTCGTATTTGCTACCTTTCCAACGACATTTGGTGCATTTATGTGTAGGTGCGGGTGGTTCAGGTTCACTGTGCCAACTATTTTCATCACCTAGTTCATAGGTAACTTCATACCCACCTTTACGGTCACTATACCAATCATCATATTGACGTTCCCACATAATTTCAACATCATTATCCCAAGCATGTTCGATAAGCTCATCAATATCGTATGTACCATCTTCGATTGCTTCTAAAATAGACTGTAGCTCATCCTCATCTTTATCAGGATAAATTTCTTGTAACAAGTCTATATCAAGCTCAACGGCAAATTGACTATCAACACTATGCCATTCATGTTTAACTAACGTAACCATATTTTTCCTTTATGTATATTTCAATTTAATGTACGTAATTTCCTCGTCAGGTATGTCTACCATGATATCACTTTCATCACTCAAATAAAAGTTATAATTAGTAATTTTGGATAACTCATTTAAACGATCACTTACTTTAATCGATAACGAATCTTTTATAGTTAATTTTACGATGAACTTATATTCGTGTTCTTTGCATAGCGAAGTAAACCAATTAAACACCCATGGTTCATCAATATTAAAAACATTGACAATCATTTGTCATCTCTAAATCGTAGAAACCTTGGAAATCTTAATGAGTGCGTACCGTCTTGATTTTGTGTTACAGCATCAGCAAGAATTTCTACAGTGCGACCAACGATTACATTACGATTTACCCAATAATCATCACGATCACCATCACTAAACCCACTACCAACGTTAACCATAATGTGCTTTCCATGATCTTCACCTTCGCATATTAATGCGCCTAAACGTCCTTTATTTCTTCCTGTACCTGCTTCTACTCCAACAATTTGCAAGTCAACTGAAATGGTTGGTTTCCATTTTAACCAAAATTTATTACGTTTGCATTCGTATGGGGCATCCACACTTTTAATCATGATACCTTCAAAACCTTGTGCAACGCAATCATTGGCGTAACGATGTAATTGATCTTTACCTTCAGCTATATCCAAATCAACTACAATATGTGGCAATAACTTGACATGTGGCATATTTTCCAAAGCAGGACGCATATCTTCTAAGATTTTAATTCGTTTGCTTAATTGTGCGTTCCAATATCCACGCCTAAAATCAACTAGCGGAAGAATATCAAACACGTGGAATACACTATCGCTAGCATCAGCATTGTCTTTTCTACGTGCTTGTCGCATTAAATCCTGAAATGATTCGCCCATTACTTCACCATCAAGCACAAATCCTGTATTTAAATTACTTGATGATGCTAGACGAATCATACGGACAAAATTATTTTTTACTTCTTCTTCGATGTGCGTAAAATTATTGAATACTTTACCATTACGACTGTAGCATGTTACAACGATTCTATCATCATAGTCAGAGGGTGGTATAACAACCATTAGTACACGTACACCATCTAGTTTAGGTTCAAGACGTTTAACACCCACCATTTCAGGGCGACCTTCACTATCAGTGGCAAGTTGGCAAGAAAAAATTGGTATTTCGTATTCAGTATTTTTACAAATTTTGTTAATAGTTTTATCAGATATACCGCAACGTAAATCTTTGCCAATTACATTGACACAAAAATCATTCCATGTTGGGCTATTAAATCGTACGCTCATAGCTTCAATAGCATCATGTGCTGCATTTCCTGTTAAGCTACGCACAGCTAATTCTGCTAACAATGAGCTAAAGTCTTGCCAAGGGTTTTCAGCATTGACAATACCAATAGTTGGTTCTACAGCTTTTACACCAAAAGTAGTAAATGGATCATAAGCTAAATGCACTAATTTAAGAAAGTTCTTACAATTTTCATCGCCAAGTGTGGCTAAATTTAACACTTCTTGTATAACTGATTCTTTATGTAAACGACTACTACTCTCGTTTAACTTATAGATCCATGATTCAAGCATAATTACACCTTAGTTTCGTGTTTGTTGATAGCTTCCCATAACATGCTTTCCACTAGTTGGTTTAGCGTTATGTCACGCTCATGGGCTAAACTCATTAGATTATACATTTCTTCTTTATCTAATTCAAGTGGTACTTGCACTTTGGTGTTGTATGGTTGTTTATTTACAATAGCACTAAGTTTTTCAATAAAGTCCTCATCAGTTTCTAACGTAACATAGTTAACTTCATCATAAGCATTATTCTCAACTACATTTTTATCTTTACATTCTTGACGATATGCTTCAACGTAATCAGGATTGATCAAACGATATGACCGTCTTTTTGCGTAATCATGTACAGTGGCGTAATATACCTCTTGTGTTTGTGTGTCAAAAGTAATATCAGCACTTACTCCATCATGATCATTATCCCAATATGATAAGGTAAATGGATTGTCACCAAAGCATTTCCAAAGGTATTCTGTACCCTCAGATACTCTGTAATTAATTGCTTTCATGTAATCTTCAAGGTTTATCACTTTCTTTTCCTTCTACTAATAGTTTAAATGTTTGTCCTGCACGATACTTTTCTTCTTTAACTGTACGGTTTTTATCATGGTTTTTGCCAAATAACATACCATCATAACCACGTGCCCATTCTATACCACGTAACCACATTTGTAAATCTTTTATGGTTCCAATAAAAACTTCAGCATCACGTGAATACAAAGGTAATGCTTCATCATCTTTTGGTTTTACTGCAACTACATCACCAAATTCATTATAAAAATGCTTTGCGTGACACATCATTAGACCAAGACGCTCACAATCTTCTTCAAGCCTACGTATTTCTTGGATTAAATTATATCCTGCCATGATTATCGTGTATTTTTAAATGGGATTAAATTGCCGTTTTCATCATAGCGACCAATCATCACCCTACGATCATCCTTACTATAAGCAGGTCTATCTTTCCAATAATGTTTCTCAGCTAGAATTTTGCACTCAGGATCAATATTTAACTTGCCTTCTTCATCACGAATAAATCTACTAACAAAAGGTGGCAATGCAGTTGATGTTGTATTTTCTTCCATAATATCCTCATAAAATTATAGGGGCATTACGCCCCATGTTGGTTTAAATTAATATTTACTGCTCTAGAACATAGGGTTTGTTCCACTTACCGATATTTACCCGAATATAGTGCGAGCAATTAAAGTAATCAATTTGGGCATCGCTTTCATCGTAGTAATCAGGACCGTACATCGCTTGTGTTACTTCAGTAAGAAATTCTTTTGCAACACCGCTAAAGTGGTCTTGAAACCAATAAGGGTTTACGTCAAGGTAATCACGGTCAGCTTTAAGACTTTGCTTGCATGTTTCATTAAAGTTACCTAGAAAGTCAATCTTGCTAGACTTGATGTTTAAAACTAACGTGCTGTGATAATTCACACCTAACGTGGCTTTTACACCGTATTTCTTAAGAACTTGTTTGATGGCAACTGCGAGGTTTTGCTTCTTTTCTTGGGAAACGTAAGCCATTTGGCATCTCCTAGTTGGTTATCAATCACTACAGAAATAATTATGCCACAATGTGGATATACTGTCAAGCAGTTTTTTACCACTCATCAGTTGTTGTAATTGGGATACGAATTGTTGCCATTCTACCTTTAAATTCCTGATGAAATTCCAAGTCTACTTCATACCCAATACCACTACCACCCGTCTTGATGATACTAAAATGGTTAACTTCAAACTCTTTTAGAGTATCCATCAACTTTTGCAAGTCAGTATAATTTAATGTTATCTTTTCTATCATTGATTTACTCTCCACCCCAATCTTTAAAATCTGTGCACTCCTCAAAACCAAGTTTGTATGCATCATACTCAGGTGTACCTTCTAGCGCAACTACACGTTCAGTGCTATAAGTTGCACCAACATAATAATGTGGATCAAATACACGACCATAGTATGCATCTGCGTTACCACGATCATAAGCACCACCATGGCGAGTATATTGTACAGTTAATTCAGTATACATTGTCATCTCCTTTAATCCATCCGACTACCAACAGTAAACGTAACATCAGGGAACGCTTCACGCATCACATTAACGAATGCGTACGCACCTTCTTCCTTTGCAGAAATTGATTGCACAGGGGAATGACTTGGGTTCCACAATTTCAACCCACCTTCAAATGATGTGTCAGCACCATAATTCTTAAGAATTTTTGCTACTTTTTTTGTAGCAGGGCGAATGCTTACCCATGCAAACCCACATGCATCCGCATCACCATGTGTTGCAAGATATTCCTTAGTGGCAGTGCGAGCAGCTTGGAAAGCACTGTTAATTACATCATGAATTTGAGTATCGTTCATATATTCCTCACTAGTTATCTAACAGAAACAAGTATAGCAAAATTAGGATATATTGTCAAGCAGTTTTTGGTTCTTTAAATTCAAAGACAAAACTGTTGTTTATTTGCTCACTGTTGTCATCAGGGCATTTAAATTTAACTGAGGTACCACTATATTTAATTTCTTTGGTTTCAAGAATTTTGATGAAGCTTATATCATGGCGACCATCACAAGCATAGCATTTAACAAATTTCATCTCAAGTTCCTTATCAATCACTACAGAACCTAGTATAACAGGGTTCAAAAGACCTGTCAACCCGTAGGGGTATTACCCCCTAGAATATCTAAAAATGTATTTGTAGTCAAGAATTATTTTACTAAGGTTGACAATTTCACAGCAGCACTAACTTTGCTGATTTTGGTATATGCTTCAGCAAGCGATTCTACTTTGGCATCACCAAGTACATCACGCACCATAGCTTCATACTTAACACTAGCACGTTCGTGTTGGGGAACTACCGTGGCAACCGTAGCAGTACCGAAAAACGTCATGCTATCAAAATTAGCAGCAGTAATCAACGCAGTTTCAATTTTCTTTTCTGCAACTTTCAATAGAGCAATTTCAGCACGAATCTTAGCAAGTTTGTTTACTAGGGCTTTACTCATTTCAATCTCCGTTAAGAATTAATCACCACAAAAACTATTGTACATTAATTGAGATATATTGTCAATACGTTGTAATTATACAACTACCACCCTATGTAAATTCTTGCATTACCTGTTTTGTTCCAACTCCAAGTACATCCACTTTCCTCAATAATAGGTAATACTTCGATTAAATTTTTTACGCCTTGTTCATCACCATTGAAACAAAATAATGATCCTGTTGTTTGTTCAGGTTTGTGTGTTGGAAATGTACAGTAATCATCTTTTGTCATGCCATCAGGTAAGATGTACTCATCTTTTTCATCATCATATTCACATTCCATGTTGCAATCTTGTTCATGATTGAATAGTAATTTATTCCAATCTAATTTATTACCTTCATTAGGACCATCGGGATGTTCATATGGTACTTCTTGCCATGCACAAGTTTGGCAACAAGGATGTGCCCATGCAACATACCATCCTTGTTCTTGTAAACGTTGTTTAAGTTTGTAAAAATTATGTTCCATGTACTATTTAATCACTAGAATCAACTTCCATGTGCTTGTTGCATTTTTTACACACATATAAATTAAGGCAGCGACCTAGGTTTTGCTTGCGCTCCCACTCATGACCATTGCAAGTTTCAGTAGGTAACGTATAACCATACCCGTTACAATGTGAGCAGTTACTGCGAAAGTGCGAATAACGATGACGATTTTCTGCAGTATTGGGCTTATCGTGTAGTGGATAAGCGTTTAGTTTAAGATTCCAACCACCGTAACATTCGCATACAGGACATGGTTTGGTATAACCTGTATTAACCATTGGCTCAAGCTTTTCGAAATCAACGAATGCATCAGGATGAGTGTGATCCATATATTGAACGAGTGGCATGTCTATCTCCTATATCTGACTATAGAGAAATTATAGTGAAAATTGGATATACTGTCAAGTTGTATTTTTACAACTACTTCATATATTCTTCAGGATCTTCTTGTTTAAATTTGGTCAGGTAATTAAAGTTTTTACGTTGCTGCACATCATCAGGTACCTGCAACAATTCTTTTACTTTTAGCCAATCTTCTTCAGTTAATAGTGGACTAATTTCTAGGGCAGTTAGCCATATTAAACGTTCAAGTCTAACTTGTTCGTAAGTATTACTAAATCCTGCACGTTTAATTAATTCAACTAATTTATCAGGCATGATTAACTTAGGGCAAGAGCAACAATCATACTTACTATTATTAATAATAGTACTATAAAGCCTGAACGGTCTTTTCGACCACCATGCGAATGGTCTATATTATGTTCATTTAACGCTTTGCGTTTTTGTTTATGATGCAATAATGATTGAATTAATACAGGTTTCATTTTTATACAAAATCATAGGTTGATTCAAATACTTCACGGTCACAAATATACAACTCACCTTTTATACCACGCATTAGGTAATCACCTGCTTTGCCTTGTGCGTAATCACCTTCTAAACTATTTACTCTAAATTCTTCATTAATTTGTACTGCATGTACAACAATAGGTCGCTTCATACAAGGTTGCATAGTGTCAACAATTTCGTATGTGTCAAACAGCTTCATCTCCAACATCCTTTACATTCATAAAAACCACGTGTAAGTGGCGAATACGTCAGTTCTTCTACCCAAAAACCAATGATAGCTCCAAGTAAGAAACACAATAACGCACCTAGTATTACCCAAACAAAATTGCTCATATGCTTATTTAGAAATATTCAAATAAGAATGCAGAAAAGTTACAGGCAGATATTACAATCCCAAACCATCCTAGCTTGTTATCCATGTCGCTAAAATCTTTTGCGGCTATCATCAACGTCAATACACTGATAAACAAATAAATCATGTTTGTCCTCCTTGCGTAATACTATAGTATAACTCAACTCTAGCATCTTGTCAAGTTTTTATTCTTCGGCATAGGCATTTATAAATAACCATGCTTACAACATATTCACACTACACTAAGGCATACTATGGAAGAAAGACTAAAGCAACTTGAAATATTAACCCATCATTTTGTTAGACAATTACCACCACAAACTGAATATACACAACGACTTGAAGAAGAACTTAACTTAATCCTTGAACTAAACTTTGCAAAACATTTCTTGCGTGTGGTTGAAATACTTAAATTAACCACTGATATACCACACATGACACGTGGTAGCGCAGGTAGCAGTCTAGTATGTTGGTTACTAGGCATCAGTGATGTTGACCCCATCAAAGAACGCATACCCTTATCACGTTTTATGAACCCAAAACGTGATGATTTACCTGATATTGATCTTGATTTTCCACATTGGCAACAAGAAACAGTAATGAATCGTATCTTTAAAAAATGGAAAGGGCAATCAGCTAGAGTAAGCAATTATGTTACATACAAAGAAAAAAGTGCAGTGCGTGAAGCTGCTAAACGATTTGGTGCAAAAGGTAGATTACCACGTGATTTAAATTTAGATAAGGTAGTGCCTGAATATGCGGCTGATGCTAAAAGGTTAGCAACGAAATTACTAGGTAAAAAACGTTGTATTAGTAAACATTGTGGTGGTATATTGATTTTTGATCGTGCCGTACCTAAAAGTTTGATTAATGCAGAAAATCAAATATTACTTGACAAGTATGAAATTGAAGATTTAGAACATTTTAAAATTGATATATTAGCTAATCGTGGACTATCACAATTGTATGATATTGAGCCTAATTTAAACTTACTTGATTATCCTGAATATGATGACAAAACTTCGGAGCTATTAAGTAGTGGCAATGTGCTTGGTGTTACTCAGGCAGAAAGTCCTGCTATGCGTCGATTATTACGTGCAATAAAACCCAAGAAGCGTGAAGATTGTGTACTAGCCACTGCATTGATTAGACCTGTTGCTACACAAGGTAGACGTAAAGCTAGTTTCTTTCAAGATTGGAGTAAAGACAATTTTAACAATACAATTGTTTTTGAAGATGATGCCATTATATTGATTAGTGAATTGTTAGGTTGTAACCAATATGATGCTGATATGTGGCGCAGAGCATTTGCAAAAAAAGATGAAGAAAAAATATTTGAGTTTATGAAAAAAATTGGTGACCATGAACACAAAGAAGATATATTTTTTGCGTTGAAAGAACTTAGCAATTTTGGGTTATGTCGAGCACATGCTATAAATCTTGGTAGATTAATTTGGGCGATTGCCTATCAAAAAGCACACAATCCACAAAAATTTTGGCAAGCAACATTAAAACATTGTCAAGGTAGTTATAGTCGATGGGTATATCATCATGAAGCTAAACTAGCAGATGCTGTAACAAGTATATACGAAGGCAATGAACTTGATGAGTTATCAAAAACAGGCAAATGGCATAGTAAAAAATTTATACCATTTTGCAACGAAGTCCGTAAACCAGGCGAAGTCGAATTCTGTGGACTAGTTGCCAACTATCGTGTGTTCAAAAGTAAGCCAAAACAATATATTACATTTGTAACGCTTGGCACAGGTAATAATCGATACTTAGACGTAATTGTAGACAAAGCTATTAGTTTTCATGACCAACCCATATTATGGGGTGTTGGACAACTCGGATATAAAAACAATACTGAATATGTTACAGTAAAAAAACACAAACGGTTAAAATTAAAGGATTTACAACATGATTAGTACAAAAGCTAGGTTACATATGCACAATCATACTGAACCTAATGGACGTGCGTTTATCGTCGGTGAAAAGGCGGCATTACGCTCACTTGGCGAAGCACTTATCAAAGCAAGTAAAAGCACTATAGGATTAGATCACTTAGAACTATATACTAGTGATGGTCACAAGTATGAAATTCTTATAACTTGTGATGTAAGTGAACAAGAATGGCAAACTCTACCTGTTCCTTATGATACAGAGCATAATCCTGAATCGTTGGAAATAATTAAAACTTACAATGAATTTATAGACAAGCGTAAAGAATCTCAAAATTCAATATGACTAATAATCATGTACGCACTTTCATAATCTTTACTGTCTAAAAATTTAAGTGCAGGTTCCCCCATGGTAGTAAAGACAAAGGTATAACGTATTTTATTTTCCACAAGTGCATCAATAATTACTTTTCTACTCCAACCATCTAAAGGCCAAATTTCCATCATAATTGGATTAACGGTATATTGTGGTCTTACTTTCATGTGTATCTTGCCTTTAATTCCTTTTTCAAAGCATCAACAGCGTTATTCCAACCCTCATCATCTCCAACCCATTTAATCTTATTTAATTCATCAGTTAAGTCTTTAACAATGGCTTTTGTTAAAGATGAAGCATATGCGTCCCCCATATAAGCACAATCAATATCACGACTTGCTTTTGTTGCTAAATTACGTAAATGATTATTCATTGCGAAACCAAGGTTTAAAGCTTTCATTCCAAAATTCTTTAGGATGAAACATTACCCAAAGTGGGATATAAAACAACCCAAACAGCACTGCAATAAACCAACCTAAAGGTGTCAACTTATAGTCTTTAATTAATAGTCTCATGTTGCAAAATTTTCCTTAAAAAGTACATTCATTGCGTTTTTACCTTTACCACCTAAGATAGTCAACCATGAATCAGTTCCTGTACCCATCTCAAAGTGGTCTTTTACTTTACTTTCAATTTTTACAGCACCACCCTTTTCATTTAAAAACTTTGTACCCTTATACATGTACAGATTATCATTAGCATCTTTAATCATAAACTTATCAACTGTACCATATACTGTGGAGACAACTTCATGCTTGACAACAATACCTTCAACCACAATAGTTTCACCAACCTCACCCATTTTAGTAGATTTTTTAACTTCTTTAGGGTCATCTTCAGGTAATCCTACAACATCTGCAGGACGCTCCCACAATAGTTTGGTTTTCTTGGGGTCAGGTCCCCATCCATCACGTAGGTTACCCTTACCACCTAACTTGTAAAAAGCACGTACACCAACACGGTCAAGTACGGCAACATGGACTACAGGCATTTTACTACGTACACCATAGTCTGCCCATGACATAATTTGATCGATAGAAAGTACGAAATCACCTTTTTTGTAAGGTACACCGTATGGTGTTACACCATCCTCTTGCTGTAAACCTTGGTTACGTTCCATCCAAAACCAACGTTGTTTTGTTGAAGTGTAAACACCTTGTGAATACTTAATCCTAGAACGGACAAAAATCATATTCTGTTCAGCTTCAGGGTTAGCGTACATTTTCGTTTCCTCTTGAAGTATTTACTATACAGTGATTATATGTCAAAACTCTACCACTGTCAAGCAGTGGCAAAGTCGCTACGTGAAAACTGTTTTAAGAATGGTAATTCCCATTCTTTACAGAATGACATATCGTCATTATCAAGAATATTAAAGTTGGCAACAATTTCTTCAGCAAACTCATTGCTAAAGTTAAATTTATTGCTGAGGATATTAGGGTTATCTTTGAAAAAGAAAACATCCTTAACAGAAAGGTTGTTGATAAGATAGGTTGTACCACCCTTAGACTTCCAACGTGGTGCATCAGCAGTACCGTAGTTTTCGGAGTATTGGGTGTAAACTGCAATTTTCATCGTATTCCCCTTTACTGTTGACTGACTATATGGGAAGTATAAGTGAATTAGGATAACTTGTCAAGCGTTTTTTTTACATTAAATTGTAATATCTTCCATTCCTGCAACACGCAATCGCACAATATGCCCTAGCATAAAGTTTTTAGACTCAAGTGCTTTCATAATACCCAACCATTGATTACGCATAAGAGCAACTTCATTGACTAGTGTTTCCATGTCAATAACATCTTGTTCAGCATCAGCATAACGTTCAGCATCACGTGATGTTAATTGACGTGGATAGTTCTCTAAAAACTTTTTAAAAGCTTGGCTACGTGTTTTACGAAGTTGTCCATTCATATAGTCTAGAACAGCTTCAATCTCTTGTAATTGATTGAAACGATGCTCGGTGATACCTGGGAGCATGGCTAACAATCGTTCAACACGTTCGCCTTTTATAATTTTTACTTCATATTTTGCTTGATTAAGTTCTTCTTGATAATGTCCAATAAAATCGGGCAATGCTGATAGATTTTGTGTTACTGTGTTAAACCAACCCATGGTCTACTCATTATCGTTCCAATCATCATAATCTTCGTCATCTGCGAAGTCCTCGTCATCATCATAGTCTGCTTCATCATCTTGATATGCTTTTAACGCACCAAGCATTTCTTTCTCACTTGAAAAAGCTTCACGCACGTCATCAAAATGTACATCATGGTCAATTAAAACATTTAAAACATCCTCAGCAGCATCACGCATATCGGTTGTGCTGATGTATCGTTTAAGTACTTCATAAACTGCTGCAACTGTGTCAAGCATTTTGTTCTGCCTCCGCTAGTTCAGTATTTACTAGTTTTTCACGTTGAGAAAATTCCTTCATTACCAAATCCATAATACCGTTTTCATTTTTTGTCCACTCTTTACGAAAGTAACGATGTACTTCACCATTTAAATCAGTATACATATAGCGGTTTCCTTCTCTAGTAACAAATCTTTTTTTATCAATCAAGTCAAAAAAACCACTATAAGGATTCATACCTGTTTCGTATGGAATTTGTACTTCAACATCTTCAAATGGTTTAGCAAAACGTGTTTTCATTACTTTACAACCTGCACGTATACCTAGCACATCTGATGTTTTGTTACCTTCTTCATCTTCTTTTAGTTTAAGTTTTTTCATTGCTACTAAAATACTACTAGCAAATACAAAACCTTGTCCACCACTTACGTTAGGATCAGGATTGTATGGGTCTTGTGAAGCATAGGTATGATTAGTTGCAACCAATCCTACATTGAATGAACCAAACATATTTACACAGTTAGTAACTAATGCTTTTAATGCTTTAGCTTTGCGTCCCATATCACCTTTTAAGTCACCACTATCAAATTGGTTTACTTCAGTAGGACTCATAAGCATACCTAAACTATCAATAACAAATAATACTTTAGGTCTTTCAGCAACAGGTGTTTCTTTATAGTCTTTCATAAATGTTGATATAGTTTTGGCAACATCATCAATCATTGCCATATTCATTTTCAACAATTTATCGTCGCTTGTATCTACACCTAGTGCATGTAACCAACTTTCATCAAGTGCATTTTCGCTGTCAATTAAAACAACAAAAATACCTTGTTCTTGTGCATTTTTTACGATATTACCACTGCAAATATATGATTTGCCACTACCACTTTCACCTGCAAATACAGTAACTTTTCCAAGTGGTACACCTTTATTAAAATCACCACTGATAAGATAGTTAAGGGCATAGTTGCCTGTTGAAATCCAATCAGTGGGATCATGAAATCCTATACTAATTCCTTCAATACTTTTTGTTACGTCTTTACGAAATTTACTTATATCAAACGGTTTTCCCATAGTCTTTACTTTGCAATAGAGTTATTTGTATATACTTTGAATAATTGTTTATCAAGTATACTTGGTGCAGAGTCTGCTAAACAATCGATATCAAAATCATTGGGAAAGTGTTTTAGTGCTGCCCTTGCACGATCACGTACATTACTTGGAACACGTGGGGTGCGGCCTGGGTCGCAGAGTTCTTCCAATAACTTTTTACCTTGTTTTAAAGCTCTGTACCTTTCATCAGGTAAGGTCATTTGTTATCTCCTTAAAGATGGGCAGCACCGTAGTGCCACCCTATTTGACAATGCTATTTACGCTTGTGCATTACGCTTGCTACGAATCATTGCAAGAACGTCAGTTACGTTTTGCTTTGCTTCACTAACTTGCGTAGTTACTTTAACGTCAGTTGCTACAACAGGTTCTTCGTCAACCTGTTTAGTAACAGATTTTGTAGCTACAGGAGATTGAACTACATACGAAGATTCTTCTTCATCATGTGATACATGACTTGTATTTTGTGGTGCTTGTACACCACTTGGGCGATAATATGCACCCCATTTTTCAGTATCATATTCCTCACCGTTCAAACTAGCATCAAACATTTCTTTCATAACACGTAGTTCGCTTTCGCTAGGCTTCTTAGGTAAGAAATCTTTTAAATTAAATAAACCAAACTTTTCAATGGCTTGCTGCTCATCAGCAGTTAAAGCACTTTCTTTACGTGCCCAACCACTTGTACTGTAATCAGCATAACCACCTTTGCTTGTTTTAATAATTCTAAAATCAAGACCACGCAAATAATGTGTGGGTACTTCTTCAATATCAGGATCCATCAAACTATTCTTAATTACACCGAAAATTTGTGGTGAAATAATGAATCGACGAATTGGGTTTTCAGGTTGATTTTCTTCAGTCATCTGACTGTTGCGAACAAAACCTTGGAAAATATAAGTACGCTTTTTCCAATACTTGTTAGCAATTTCTTTTAATGATGGGTCTTTATAAAATGTACGAACCTCTGCAAGAATGGGACAGTTGTCACCAAACATTTCAACACATGGTACTTTAACAGTAACTAAATTAGATGATTGTCCCTTGATACCACGAAATTCAAGATTAATCATGTTACGCTCAACCCAAAAATAATCATTCAAACCATCTGCGTCAGGTAAGAAACGAACCGTAGTGGTTGTACCTTCTTCCATATTCCAATGTGGATAAATGGCATTGTCACCTGAATAAGATGTTGCTGATTGTGGGTTGCTTTTGATTTCTTGTGCAGCTAATTTTGCACGAATGGCAGCTAAATTTGACATTTGATTTCTCCTTAAAAAGTAAAATGATAGCTAAATGAGACCTAAGTGTAGTTTCGAGAACTTTGACTACAGAATGAATATTACAACATTTCTTTCTGCGTCAAAAGTATTTAGGATAAACAAGGGTGTAAAGAATATATATTCTTAACGTTGTGGCTTATGACCCATAAATTTGCGTAATTCACGTGCTTGTTTAATAGCTTTAATCGCATCCTTACGCTTTTGAGCAGGTGTGCGCACATCGGATAAATCTTCAGGGGTGCCTGGGATAGGGCTGTTTTGGTTACCACCTATATACATAGGATTGTCCGCTTCATCAAGCTGATGCCCCATACGTTTTTGTACAATGCTCATAATATATTGTACATCATCATCACTTAATTGTGGACTCATACATTTGCGCCAATATCCAAATTTCTGTTCTTCAGATAAATTAGGATCAGCTAACACTTTGCGCATATCTGTGCCACGTGGTCCATTTAAATTCTTATATGGATCATTGGTTTGTTGCCTACTTATAACATCTAAGGTTTCAAATTGATAACTCTTGCCATTATACTCTTTAACATGCTTCATACCATCAACACGATCATTGCCAAATATAGCAGTAATATGTTTATATCCTAATTCATTTAACTTTTTCAACGCACTCATCAATGTAGGCATGCTATCATCTGCAGCAACAAAACACTGCTTTTGATTGGGGAATACTTTGTGATAGATAGACATTTTCTCTGTGGGTGTAAGTGGATCATCATCACCCATAGTTCTGCTTAATATTACATAAGGGTCTGCACCTTGTTCTTTAGCTGTAGTAAACACACTATTGGCTAAGTACATATGTCCACGATGCCCCATACAACGACCAAAAGTAATAACAGCACGATCACTTTTACCATTACGACTAATTGATTCTTTTAAATACTTAGATTCATTTTTAAACTTATTTGCTCTAGTAAATGAGCCACGTTTGACTAATTTAATTGGGTTAACACCTTCATTGATATCATAAACAAATCCTTCACCACCACGTTGTCCATCAGGTAGTTCTGCCTCAATCCCTAACTTACGTAGCGTACCTTCCTCAAGTTGGTCAACAATTAAATCTTTAATTTTCATAGTAGCACGTATCATCCTAAAAGTATCGTTAGCCCCATCTAAATGTGTTTTTAAATGTTCAGCTAATATGTTTTGTTCTTTGGCAGATAAACTACCACGTGCATAGGTAGTAAAATTATCTCCTAAATTATGTAACGCATCTAAATCATTTTCATTAATCTGACTGTTAACATATTCGTATAGTATCTTTTTTATAACCATTGGTGATACAAACTCATCAATACTATTACGCTTTTGTTTAGCAAAGTTCCAATATTTTTCTAATAATGCACGTTCTAATTTTGGTGAATCACTTGTATGTAATGGTGGAATAACAACAACCTTATTACCTGTAAAACTATTGGCATAGTCACCTACAGGATATCGTCTACCACCTGTAGCGGGTAAATCACGAAAATATGCGGTTGCTGCACACCCACTTACACTATTGGCAATGCGTTGCCCTAATTTACTTTGTGGGTTAATTTTATAAATTACTGTATTTGGGTTACATTGGAAACAGTTTTCTAATAAACTTGGTGAATTTTTATATAACAATCCTGCTTCCATAAAACCACGGAAATCTTTTGGCGTTGCTGCTTCATATATGTCATACAATGCTGCCATATCACGTGCAAATTGTTCACGCTCAAATGTGCGTTTAGGTTTACGTCCAATATATTGTTCATATACTGCTTGGGAACTGTCTACAATATCACGACTATATTTGTCACCAAAGTGAAAACGACCATTGTCGGTCCTACCGAAAATTATAGCAGGACTACCATCCCATTTTACTTCAAGTGGTTGACGTTTAATAATACCTGCAATACATTCAAGCACACGTTTTATACCACGTGCGCCTTCTATGTAAATTAAATCTTCAAGGTGTTGGAATTCACGACCAACAGGTGGTTTAGCAGATTCCAACAGTATTGATGTTGACATATTATAGACCTGATAGTTTTCTAATCCTATCAAGTGATCCTTCTTCAAGATCCATTGGGACTTTATCTTTTTTATGTTTTACTTCACCACGCTTATCAGCTTGTTTTTTATCTTTGTGTTTGCCCATACCACCCCCACCAATTCCTGCCATAGCATTTTTGGCTACAGGGTTACGTACTTTTACTGAAGATTCTTTATCTTTTGCTGCTTCTTGTACTGAACTTTCATTGGCTTTATTTTTAACACAATTAGGATATTTTTTACCAAACATGGTTTTCATACCATCTTTATGATAGCCTTTCCAACATGCCTCTTCAATTTCACCTTCAAACTCTTTTAAATATTCTTCAACTTTAGCACTAGGTTGCTGTGTACGTTGTTTGAGCATTTTTGCTGTATCATCTGCTGCACGTACAAAACCTTGATCATCAAAACGTTTCTTTTGTTTTCGTAACAAAGCTCGCATTTCATCAGGTGTAGGCATCTTACCTTTAAGCTCATTGACTTGCTCACCACCCTTAGTCACAAGTATTGCTGCAGGTGCACTACCTACTTTTACTGTCTTTACTGTAAACCCACCACCGAGTACACTTTGTACATAACCTTTTAATTCTTGTGGAGTAAATCCTTTTTGGAACGTTCCTGCAGTTGTAATGATACTATTAGGTTCATCTTGTGGCTCACCTTTTGCAGATAAAACATCTTTGCCACGTGTTGTAATAAGTGCTGAACCACCTTGCATAAGGATACGACCAATATCTTTTACTGCTGCATCACGCCAACCTTTATCATTAGGTATAACATTAAGAACATTTAATGATACAATTTTTGCATATGACTCATCAGGTATACTATCAACACGATCAAAGTTAGGCTTGAATCCTGCCTTAGGATGCATTTCATAACTATCAGCACCAATTTCTGCTGAACCTAATCCCAATCCCGCACCAAAGTCTAATGTCTTGCCTTGTGGACCTTCTACTTTATCTAGCAAACCTTTGGCATACCGATATGTGGGTAAGGTACCTGCAATTTGTGTTTTTTGTGACAAACGTGGGTCATAATCTTCAGCAACATCAGGTGGAGGTGGAACTTCCTTAGGTTTAACAACAGGTTTTGCCTTTGGTGGTGGCGCAGGAGGAGGTGTTTCTTCTACTTCCATTTTGGATAAAACTTCTTCATAGTGTTTATCACTAGCATTTTCCTGCATCCATCCAATAATGATAGGACGTGCATCTTGGTCAGGGTTACTTTGTCCTGCTTTTTGTAATCGTTGATATAAATCAGGTTCATCCAAAATACCACTTAATTCGTTGATAGCATTTTTACCATCAGGACCTAATGTCATTGCTTCACTTTCTGCCCCCAACAAATCTACTAAATCATCTAATGTACCTTCTAGTGTAGGGTGCAATACTTCAGAAACAATATCATTAGCCCAACTTTCAAACTGAGCAACTTCGCTTATTTCTGTTAAATTTTTTGCTAAACGATTAAGAACAGGTAATGCATTTTCCACACGTGGGTCTAATCGTTGTGTAACAAACATTTCAGTAACTGAGGCATCATCTGCATTTTCAATTAATGTTGGCTTCCAACTTTCAAAATATTTGTTATAACCACGTGAACCTTGTATGTGTTTGATAGTTTCACGTAGTGATTGGTAATGATTTTGTGCTTCACTAACTAATTTTACTGCACTTTCATTAAATTGTTTGTTGCGTGTAGCACGTATGAATCCACCTAAACGACTTATATCTTCTGCCATTTGACTAATATGGTTCCAACGTTCATCATTATAACGTCCACCTTCAGCTAAATGACGTGCATATGCTCTACCAATGCTTGGTTTTTTAGTATCAAGTAAGAAACGTTCACCTGTTTCTGTTTCAAGAAAAATCTTTTCAATATTACGAAATCGTTGGTCAGTTTCGTCAAGTGGTCTACTATGTTTGAGTATCATTTTTACAGTGCCAGGGTTTTTTTCGCTATAGCTTGTATGACGTGTGCCGTAGTAACCCTCATCTAATTGTTTTTGATGTTCACGTTTTTTCATATCATTTGCCAATCGATCTATATTTTTTATGTTAAAACTAAGTTGATGTTGTGTAGCAAAACGTTTTAATGATTTAACAAAATCAAACCATTCATCATCTGTGTCATGACTTTCATTCATAATGGCATCATCATAATATAGTGTAAGTGCTTTTGTTCCATCAATAGATACAGTTGCTGTACCTTTTTCTACACCATCAGGTGCAAATTTAAATTGAAATACTTCAGCATCATCAGGTATAGCAACCTGTTTTCCACTACTATCGTAAGGAACAGCGTCTAAATTTTTTGCGTCCAAAAAATTGTCTAAATCAACATTTATTAATTCATTACTTTTAGGCATGATAAATCCACTTTGATAGTGTATTTATCTAGATTATTATCCAAGTGTCATTATAAAAGGCATGGGTTCTATAATTTCACTATGATCCCGTATGTGTGTATCTAACTCACTATTGTAATTTTGCAAGTGTTGAAACATTCTTACTACTAATAAGCTTGCCATAATTAAATCATCAGTTTCGCCTATTTTAGCTGCGTAGCTACCTTGTGATGCAACAAATGATTTTAATTCTGTAACATATGCTTTACTGCATATAGTCATTTTGCCACTTTCAATCAAATTTTTTAGTTTACTGCATGCTGCTAACTTACTTTTTTGTGTGGTATTAAATCCTTTACGATATCTTCTAGTCGATCCTACTTGTTTAGGTTCACTTAACATTGTTCCCTTGATGTTTTCTTCACCTTATT